CAGTTTACAAAAAGGTACTTTGGGAAATTTTTTTTTTTTTTTTTTTTTTTTTGAATATCAGATGATCGTAAGTGACCATTGGATTGCAAGAACATGTAACGAGAGACACCTCGTCTTACACACAGTCTAGAAGAGACTAATGTGATTTCCGCACACAGACAAAAATCTGTATTGCGTATACATGCTAAGCGTTCGAATGTCACGCTAAACCTAATTCATTACTTAGATACTAAGAAAGTAGTGAATCATGCAAATGAAGAACCGACGGAAGCGTTAATACGCTGGCCGGCATAACTTGATGCGACCGATGTATATGGTCGTGAAGTCATAATTTTACCGTCCTTCTGAAATTTAGGGTCGAAGCTGGTTTTAGTGGAAGCGTCTCTAGTAGAAACCTTTCCAACCGGAGTTGAAGGAGGAGGACCCGACTTGAAGATTTGCATATCCTTCTGGAGTGGGCCCTGATTAGGCATTGTTGGGGGTGGTGCAGCCCTCTTTGTTTGTGGAGTTTGAAACTCACGAGGGTCATTATGTGTGGCGTGCACCATGCCACGTGCTCCATTTCTCCCTGACTGGTTCTTATCCCAAGAATAAGAGGCAGCAGGAGCGGAGCTAAATTTGTTGCGCTGAAGATACTCTTGTTGCTGATTCATCATATTGCCAGCATGCATGGCACCTTGATCCATAAGTCCAAGATTGAACTCGTGACTCATGGCAGCCATGATCTTCTCATGTGAAAACCCTTCGCGCATCATCTTTTCGTAGAAATCGCGCTGTTGTTTGCCTTTCAATTGATCGGCTCCCAAGGCGAAGAGACTTCCATGGGCACTATTCTGAAAGTTTTGACCTGACAGCATTGCGCCATTTGGCTCCTTGCGCATGGAAACGAACCCTTGAAAGACCTGCGCTTGCGCAATGGGAATAATTTCCCTCTCAAGTGGACAAGCCCATGGATTGCCATTAGGCGTCTTTTTGAACGCCTTAGAAACGCGTTCGGAAATGGTCAGAGGGGCGAAGTCTGGAACTGTGGGCGGAGCATTCCTGTTGAATACAATCGAAGACCGATCGATCCAGGTAGCAGTGTCAGTGCCAATAGTTTCAAGCCGAGCAGATGGACGGACGTTAGCAATAGCATATTGGGCTAAATCAGCTGGGAAAAGTTTATATTGACGGAGTAGACCCGGTTCGTAAAGGCAAAAGCCAATATCAGCACCAAAGTAAACTGTCGCAACATTGGCGCTGGTAGTTGGGGAAACAATATCAAAAGAGAGATATCTCATTTTGTAAGCAGCAGCGACGTCAAGGAAATACTGATAAAAGGGATTCCAATACCACAAGCTACTCGCGATTGGGTTAGAGGGCGTTTGAATAATTGCCGGCGCTGGAGTGTCTACGAACTTAAGCGCTACAAAATTTGGTGGTAGCGCTTCGCCAACGCCTCCATCAACAGATTGGTAGAGCTCGATGACAGGCTCGACGTCGACGGAATAACCCTTGATATCTGCTCCTGTTGTTGTGGAAAAGCAAACAAGAGCGATGGTGACATAGGGTCCGTTGATCCAATAGAAAGCGGATTCCACAGTGACAGGAGCGGTTCCAGAAACAGTACCAAATGCAGAACCTACAACAGCTCCGCTGATACCGTATTCGGTGTTCCATCTACGGTTGACTGGACCGATAAAAGTTGTCAACTCAGCAATGCGCCGTGTAGTGCCGGTGTAGTTGTCAACCTCATCGACGACTCGTGAATCGTTAGAGTAGACAAAAATGGGTCTAAAAGTCCCGGCAGTGCTAGGTTCGCGCCCCCAATAATTGTGTTGGGAATACCTGCTCGAATATGCTTCATTAACAAAACCCTCGACACGAGGCGTGCCCACAATTGGGGCACAGTTTTTCTCAACGGGAGCACCCAAATTCCCATCAGTTGACATAAGGAATGAGTTACATCCCAGCTCTGGGAAGACATCAATGAACCGAAGTCCACTGATCTCTCTAGGCGGTCTGTTAATACGACCACATTGGTCAGGTGTCGGGGAATAGCCTTGAGTAAGCATAGCAAAACCGCTGTCAACGGGCTCAGCAAGTACAAATTCAACAGGATCGAAATAGTGGCGAACTCGAACGTTGACATCGGTAGTTCCTTCAGGAAATTGATTTTGGAACATTTGATGAATTGCGATGACAATGCAAGGTCTGTCTGTGAAGTCAGTCGCGGAATCGTCTGCAACATTGCGGAAGAAGTTAGTCTTACGCGCATCGTTCAATTTGAACGTGTGCGTTTGTGTTCCAGAAACGTGCAATTCGACCCATGCAATCTTCTGGAGCTCGATGATAGGGATGGTGGTCTGCGTGGACGGTGGTGTGTTACGCAAAACCCCAATGATAATAGATCCCATCATCATCGGCACAGCTTGCATGTCGAATTCTAGATAAATTGGTCCGTGATAGACTTTATGCAACAGAGCCATAGCTCGGGCATAGCCCTGAGCATAGGACATGTTGGCACCGTACGGGAAAACTGCCGCGATGGTACCGGCAGCTAAAGACCCCGAAATAGTGATTGGGGTGCCATTGTCCATTGGACGAGTTGCGTAATTCCAGATGTTGTAAGTGTTCAAATTGAACTGGGTCATGTTTGGGATTCCGCTGGGGATCTCGAGTGTTACGGACTGAGATGTTTGGTCCGACGAAGCGTAAGCAGCCGGAGCGGATGGCATGTCGATAGCAGAGACTGCGCCAATAGAAGGAGCGCCTACCGGGATTGGTCCCGCAGCAGCTCCGGTTGCATTGGTGGCGCGTGGAGCTTGCGGGATTACTTCCCCCACTGGAGCTGACATTGAGTCCATGTTGGGGGATTTGCGAATTGCAGAGCGGATCTTCAAGATGTCCCGAAACGCTTGCACGTCAAGTACAAGTGATCCGCGGTCAGCCTTAAGCCAACCAGTATGATACTGCTCCGGTGTAAGAGTGTATCCTGGTACAAGAAGGACTCCCTGATCATAGGCAACATGAGTGTTAGGTAGACCGAAAACGATAGGGACGCTAGAAGGCCATTCCGACGTGATGGAGTCAGCGACATACTCATGAATTTCGGAAACCGCGCGAGTGCGAAGTTGCGGATATTGCGAGTCAAGATGATCAAGGAATGGTGCGCTAGAGTTAGCACAGCGACCTGCAACTGCAACTGGTTTGCCGAATTGGTCAAGAACAGAGTAACTGTATCCTTCAGCAAGTGGTGCAGAGGTGTAAAGGGAATCAACCACTTTATGGATGTGGCTAAGTTGGGTTGCATCTCCGTTAGCTTTGACAATCGATGCTTGAACTTTCAAAAGAGAGCTAAGCACGTCAAGCGAAGCAGCAGGTGGAAGAGAGAATAACCCAGCAGGAACGAGGTCGGTCCGAGAACTAAGGGGCCGATCAGCGAAAGAAGTGCAAATGAGGTGCCAAAGTTTACCGTAGGATACTTCTTTAGCAGCAGGTTTGTTAGGCCCACTACCAGAGTAAACGTAGTTGTAAGGAGGATTACCTGTGAAGTTGATAGTTCCTTGAGTGGTAATGGTCCAAGTTGGGTTGTTAGGTGTGCCAGAAGAAATGTAGGAATCAACTGGACGCACTTGGTCAGGATGTGCTTGGAACCAGAGGTTGCAGCACGAAACAGGGTCGCAGGCATCAGTCATAGCAGTTTGGGTGATGGCAACAGAATAAGTAGGAGGATATTCTTCGTACTTGAAATTATTAGGAACGTAGTTCTTGTGTGTTTCAGAAAGTTTTTCGAATGAAATGTAACAAGAGCTCGCCTGAGCTTCGAGCCCCACGGGCGTAACAGTGGGATATTCGCCGTAACGGATGTAATCGGCGATCTTTGAGCGCATGTCAGAATAGCTCTCAGTCCGAATTCTAGTACGCACTTCGCGTGCTGTCACATTTGAAAGTTTTGCGATTTGCTTGAAAACATCGCGTCGAATAGAAGCGTAAAACTCCTCATCCCACAAAGCAGCTTCAAAGATGACAGAGTTGAAGCTGTGGGCAATCGACATAATGGACATGTCCGGTACAAAGTGCAGAGTGTGTAAAACGCTAACTTTCTTCAACGCAGGAAAAACAACATTGTGTCTTTTATCCAGATCGACGGTTCTGCTGAGGTACGTTTGGGAAATCCCTGCGCCCTTATCAGCAGGAGTGAGCTTGAAACCAAGTTCAGACGACGTTTTGATAAGATGTTCGAACGTCATATCGAGGGAGTGACACATTCTGCTCTTATTATCGTCTCCATTGGTATTGAGGCGATAGCGAATTTCAACTTCTGCAAATGAAGGAAGTGAACGTTGTGGCACTTGCATCTTGCGCAAAATCGAATAAACGAAATTCACGTGGTTTGCGAAATCATTGAGCAAGGATGTAATGCGCTCACCTGAAAAGTTGCCATCTTTAGACTCTGTATGGCAAAAGTGGGCTTCGATAATTGCCCACATAGATGCTGAAGCAGCAGCCTCAGCAGCGTAAATCGCCCTAATTTGCTCTGGAGTAAGCTTTGAGTCGGATACCATCTCAGCAACCATCTCAGAGAGATATTTGCGAAAAAGATACCACATGGTTTTATCGAATGTCTCGAAATCTCCAGTGAAGTCACTTCCAGCAATTTCCATCATACGATGGTGATACATAGTGAAATCGCGAATAGGGTCGCAGCCGACGGTGGAAACACATTCTTGCTGGCGGGCCATCATCTTGGCAAGCAGATCGCCATAAAGGCGGCACTGGTGGATTACGATGTCTGTGTCCACTGCGTTAAAGAGACGAGTCTTCCCGACCTTGATCTTATCGAGAGGACGAAGTTCGCGCTTTAGGCACCCCTTGTTTAAACCAATAATGCCAATGCCCTCGGTTCCGAGAACATAACGCAGTTTGGCTAGATGACTACAAAGCGACCCAGCAGGTGTGTCGGCGTAGGTATAGAATGGTTCTTGATTCTCTTTAGCCAAATTTTGAAAAAGGCCACCCTTGTGCATCGTCTTCGTGAAAATTTTGTACGTGGGGCCTGCAGATTTCTTCATGTCAAGTTTGTTGAGATTAAGACGCAAACCTTCTTCACGCACATCAATGCCATTTATAGCACGCTTCTCGGATAAAATCCGAAGAGTGCCAAAGTGAAGCTGATTATATTGCTTCACATGATCAACGGCATGTTTGAAAACGTCCATGTCAACGTTAGTAGCATTGGAATGACGAAGTGTAAACTTCTTATATTGTGTCATAGCAATGGATGGTTTCCCAGATTTGTCACGTGTTAACCCACTGACATCTTTGAGACGTGGGTCGTTGACATTGGTGACAGCCGGTCCTGACGAGTTCTTATTCTCAAGACCGCGATCACCAAGGCACACGAATTTATCCTTGTCTCGATTGTAATCGACAAGTTTGGGGTGAGTCCCAAGAACACGAATATGGTCGGATTCAAAGCGAGGCTCTTCCAATTGCTGGGATAGTTCGACAAGTGGCTTGTACATCATCAAAGGAACACCATCAAAGGTTTCCTTGTAGGCGAGGTCATTGTTGGTATCTACGCTATCGTCAGTAGCATTTGGACGAAGTGGTTTCAGCAAGTAACTATACCGGAGTTCAGGGTCACTAAGGCGTTTAACCATATCGGGAAGATCTTCAGTTGTCAAATATGCAAAAGTGGCCAGCGATGTGGCCGTAGCATTGTGGAAACCGGCCAGATAAACTCTCCCTTTATGTTGGGCAAGAAGTGGGAAGCCACAGTCACCTTTCTTAAAAATGGTGTCGGTGGGAGAGAATGTCATCGACTCGAATTCGATAATACACCGAGTCGGTTCGTAATTTTTAGCCACGCAGTCAGGATAGATGACAGACTTGCGCGCAAGAAGTGAACCTTCAAAACTGTCAACACCATCTCCGTAACGTACGAACCAACCGCGTGTTGTTTGTTGTAGTTGGTCGTCAGGAAGGAGTAGATTGGTGAGATCTTTGAATTTCTTGGAACAAGCGGCTGGATCCAATGCAATAAATGCAAGATCCCTCCTACGATTAATAGCGGCAACAGTGCCGTACACTGTGCCAAGCTCATCGCTGGTAAAAGAACAAGTTTCACCTTCACGATTGAAGGTATGACCCACTGTAATGACGTGATGGTCGCGAAGGCCAATTCCATGGCATTTACCCAGGGAGGACTGCACAACGCCGACGTTCTGTTCGATTTGGCGACGGGTGGATTCGTACTCGGTGGTACGATTATCCACGGGTTTAACATGTTTCAAAGAGTTAGGCTCCCAACCACGTAGGTTGCGTTCAGCCCACCTCTCTTCGTCCGCGTCAACCATCCTGCCATAAGGTGTATTAGACCAAGAGCGCCACTCTTCATGTTCACGTGGACCCATACTAGAGCGCTCTTTGGCTTCTCTAGCAGCAACGTACTTCGCATAATCCTCTTCGGACATGCGATTGTAGTTTGGTTTGTAGTCCTCCTTGAACCAAGCGTCAACAGTTTGTTGGGCTGGTGGCCATGGTCCATAAATGAGATGGTAGTATGCGGTGGGAGGCATGTGGTCTGGAAATCCAGGAATATCTTCGGGTTTCATCGTCTCAGCTTTTGGAATAGTAGTTGAATTCGGTGTCAATTTCTTGACCCGCACAACTTGCGATTGCGAGATGATCTTAATCTGTTCCTTTGTCAGAGACGGGTGTGGATTCATTTTAGCGAGTTTAGGGACATGGGTTTTCAGAAGGTCGGTGGAATTTTCGGTGACATAATTATACACCATTTTAATAACCTTTGCTGCCAAAATGGCTGCTAAAACACAACCAACTAAGACAGCAACGATTGTAAACCCTTTCGTTGTCTTCCATTTTGCAGCGGATGTAACTGCGACTTGGCTATTTTTACGAGTATCGTATGCTAGCCTAAGGCGGGAAAAGAACGGGGTAAATTCGTAGTCATCTTTGCAAATCGAATGCCATTTCCTAAGAGACAAGACCACGTGCGGCCTGAGTTGCGATGGACTGCCAATGATGGCTTCAATCGCTGCATCCCACGTAATTGTCTCTCGGCCACGCCCTGTATCGATGACAAGAGTTTGGTTGTTGGTGTCCAAAACGGCCGTATCGGCAGTATTGGTTACACTAGGAAGGTAGAGAATCCCACGATTGTAAGTAGCTGAGAAATTAGAAGTGCGGATAGAATACTGCACATCAGCAGCCAATTTCAGCAGGTTGTTAGTGAGTTTAAACAAAACATTTTGGATCGAGCCCTCTTGGAGAGTGTTAGCCAATAAAAAATCGGCGATGGCGAAGTTGCTGGAAGTTTTGGAAAGAACCCTATCCGAAATGGTAATGGTAGTATCTGGATGTGTTCCAGTAAACGCGCGAATGACGTTCGATTTGCTAGAGAGGCATGAGAGTAAACTCTCTTTAGTGTCTGATTTGATCTTAATGTCTTCGTCAACGACTGGTGGTTTTTCGTAGCTGACGATACACTTTTCTATGCTGCGTAAAAACAACATATAGCGCTCTGCCGTTCTTCCGAACATCTCCGATTCGGTAGCCGATCGGTTAGATGGAAATTCATTAACTTGGGCACCACGCGTATATTGGTACGTGACGCCATCTAGCACATTGATGGTAAAATCGCAAGTGGTGCCAGTGTCGGGGCACTTGTTGTACACTAACCCCGAACACCCTGAGCGACGTGCAAAGCCAACCAACTCCAAAGGGTAACACGTTTGGAAATAGTCATTGTCCATAACGGAAGGGCGCCCACTGACCTTTGAAAAAAAGTGGGAGGCAGCACGCTTGATGGATGAGGAAGAGAAGTTGTTGTAGGTGCGATGTCGAACCCAGATAAGAATAGATGAAGAGTCGATAGCATTGACTCCTTGCAACAAATCGCCACTGAGTGAAATATCATCGAGGATAAAGATAGCAGGCGTGTTAGTTAAAGTTCTGGACACAGGCAAACCGGTGTATAGGCAAAGGTCGTTTGCAAGACTCTCTGCGGCAGCTGTTTTGCCATTGCAGGGAGGACCTTCGAAGGCGACTGAAAAGAATCGCTTGCCAACATCCAAGACGTTGGGCTCGTGTTGCAAGATACGATCTAGAATGGTCATTCTATAAGCACGGAACTCGCGCACAGCCGTCCCCTCGAATTTTAGAAGTTTATCTCCGTTAATCCAGTACTCACGCTCCTTACGTGCGATTCTAATGGTCATGTCGTCTAGCATTGCTGCTAGGGTGTACTGTCGGAAATTCTCTGGAGTGGGATCCAAAGGAGCCCAAGGACCGGGATCGTGCCAATCTGGCATTGTGACCCGTTTAAACATCAAGTGCGAAAAATCGTCTTGACGATGAATCTGAGGTTGATCTCGATCAGGGGCCATAGGATCGGTGACATGATACCATGTTTGACGGGAGAAAAAGGCCTTCCGAGTGGTTTCAACCATGCTATTAAGATGGTTTCCCATTTCGGGCGGGTTGGTGTTGGTAGTCATAATGGCAGCAGCAAACTTGACATATTGTTTTTTGTCACTGAGAGCTGGGCCTGTGAGGTTAGCAGGGGTCGACGAGAAGATCTTATTGAAGTCTTCAATGATGGGATCTTTGCCGAGATGTTTTAGATACTCGTCATAAACGGCAAAATATTCATTGGCGTAAGTGTTGTAGTGCTTGCCGCCAGGCTGTTTGGCAAGATCATAGAACTGGGAAGAAACGTGTAAACGCTTGGCGAGCTCTTGGAAAAGATGGTGAGTTAGATACGTCTTGCCAATAGCTGGTTGTCCGTACAAGACAAAACACATAGGATCGACGCGGAAGTCTGAGTTGAGACATTGCCTCACCTCAAGCTTACGCTGGTCGAGGGTATTAAGTCGTGAAACAAGACTAGCTTTAAGACTCACAAATTTGCCTTTTTCATCGGCATCGGATTTGCGAATATGGTCCGAAATTTCGGGTCCAATAGTTTCAAGACGCGCGAGTAACTCAGATGAACAGAGCAACTCGTGCATGGGGGTAGAAAGCAGAGTAGAAATCTCATTGGAAAGTTTCTCCAAAGCGTGACCGATACTGATACCTGAAATAGAATCAGACCAGCCAAGCAGAGAGGCAACTTCGTTGGAGACTGTGGAAAAGGCGGAAGTGAATGTCGTGACAGATTGTACTAGTCGCGACTGTTCAATAACGTCCTTGGCTTCACAAAAACCGGCTTTGGTCAAACCAAAGACTAGAATCGTGATCAAGATCGCACCGATACGCTTCATCCAAGATGTTACGGATGAAAAATCGAGTTCGTCAGCATTTGGAGTAAGTGTCTTGGACATAGATGCTACAATTGATGGAATTGAAGCTTCAACCTTGCTCAAATCATAAGTTAAACCAGCATGCTGTAAAATGCGGTAACAAGCGTGAGCAAAGGCAATGAAACTAGAAGTAGCCGAGAGCATTGCAAGAGTGCTAATACCAAAGCCTTCACATGTAATGAAGATGATGGCAGATGAAATTGCACTGATTAGCGAAGCAACAAGGGTAGTGACAGTTGCTCCGATGCCAGAAAAATAAGAGGTCATTGATCCCTCGATGCCGTCCAGGAAACCAGAAATCTGGCCTCGAATAATGGAAGAAAACATGGAGGTTGTGTCAAGTCGGTCAGTATCGTTATTGGGAGTGAGAGCACGGGATGATTTCACCCATGGTCTACAGCCCAATTTGGTCCCACAAATGGGAACAAATCGGGCATCATCGAAAAAACGAAGCGAAGAAAGTTGATGTTGTGGGACTGTAAAAGTGAGGGGGGTTGTACACTGCATCCTCTCGGAGTTCCTATACCGGAGGTATTGTAAAAGGTGAACCTTCCAAGAAAGCTTGGAGGTTAGATGGCACTGGCGACACGAAAACGCGCCGTCGATGTTAAAATGAGACTCGTTGGTGGAAAAACGAGCCCCATGATAGTGCTCAAAAGAGACACTATTCGCAAGAAAGCTTGCGATACTCGACTTAACGCTGAAAGCAGCGAAAGAAGAATATTCGTAGCGAAGAGGTGTTACCGAAAACGGCGACACCTGGAGCTCTGAAAACAGAGCTGATAACTTGTGCGAAAACGCAGAAGTCATGGTGGTAATTCGTAATTGAAAACAAAAACGAAAGTTTATAATGTTGTATTTAGACAAAAATCTGAATATACA